ACCCCAACTATATCCAGCGGCTGAAGGCATCCGCTCGTAACGCTGCTGAACTGGCTGCCTGGATCGATGGAGATTGGGACATCACCTGCGGTGGTATGTTCGATGACATCTGGAACACTAATGTCCATGTCATTGAAGACATCCCGTATCAGTTGTTTGCCAAGTCCGGCTGGCGACTGAACCGTGCATATGACCACGGGCAGGCCAAGCCGTTCTCCCTTGGATGGTGGGCTGAGAGCAATGGTGAAGGTATCGAATTCAATGGGAAGATCTACGGCCCTGTACGTGGTGACATCATCCTTATGGATGAATGGTACGGCTACACCGGAGAGGACAACGAAGGCCTGAACATGCCGTCCTCTGCTATTGCCGAAGGCATCCTTGAAAGAGAATACCAGATGAAGCTCAAGGGACGTATCAAAAGAGGTCCCGCTGACGATCAAATCTTCGCACGTCACGATGGTGCAACGTCACCTGCTAGTGAGATGCGGAAAAAAGGAGTGTACTGGGACCCGGCAGGAAAGGGAGCCGGATCTCGTGCTCAAGGATGGGAACGGATCAGAGAGTACCTGACGGGAGCGATCCCCGGAGCCGAAGGTTACCGCGAGGCTCCTGGAATGTTTGTCTGCGAAAGGAATACTCAGTGGCGTAGAACTGTGCCCTGTCTTCCTCGTAGTGACACTAACCTAGACGACGTTAATACCAAGGTCGAAGATCATGCTGGCGATATGACCAGGTATCGTGTACGATGGACACGTAAATCAGTTAGCAGAAGGAAATGGTAATGGCTAATCAAGAACCGAATGTTGCAACCACAAGTTTGGCGTATCAGGTTATGGAGCCTGAGTGGCACAAGATGTCCACACTACTTGCTGGGACCTCTGCTATGCGGGAAGCTGGCGAAGACTTTCTACCCATGCATGAGCACGAGTCACAGACAAGCTACGACGAGCGTCTGGCCTGTAACGTGCTGTTCAATGTAGCTGACCTTACCCTCCGTACTTGGGTAGGTAAGCCTTTTGCTGCATCTGTACAGTACACGGAAGACTTCCTGAGTGACCTGGAGCCTTGGATGGACGACGTCGATCTTCAGGGCAACAACCTGGACGTGTTCGCTCGTGACGTATTTGGCCAAGGCGTGTCACATGCCCTGACCCATGTCCTGGTGGACTACCCCGACGTCCAGTTCTTCCCTGGGCGTAGTAAGCAGGATGACAAAGACGAGAACGTTCGTCCTTACTGTGTTCACATTAGACCTGAGGATCTGATCTTCGCTGAAAGCCAACGGATCAATGGCAAGGAAACTCTGACGCATGTGCGTATTAAAGAGCTTGCCACATATCGTTCTGGATGGGAAGAGGTAGTGGAAGAGCGTGTCAAGGTTATGGATCTCGTGACATTGTATGAAGATCCGTACACCGAGGAGCCCCTGGCCGATCCTATCACTGTAGTGAAGGTGGACATCTGGAGATACAACACCGATTCAGAAGAGTGGGAACTGTATGAAAGCTGGTACATGGACATCGATGTCATTCCCATCGTGACATTCTACTCTGATCGTACAGGGTTCATGACAGGCAAGTCTCCTCTGCTTGACCTGGCTGACCTGAACATCCGTCACTGGCAGTCTTTCTCTGATCAGATCGCCATTTTGACAGTGACACGTTTCCCTATGCTCGCATGCTCCGGTGGAGATGACGAGGAAGGCGGAAACAAGCTGGTCGTTGGGCCCAAGGAATGGTTGTTTGCTTCTGATCCTTCTGCCAAGTTCTACTATGTGGAACACCGAGGGGCTGCGATCAAGGCTGGAGAAGAGGACCTGCTGCAACTGGAAGAGCGTATGAAGTCTTATGGAGCCGAGTTCATGAAAAAGAGCCCGGATCGTCAGACGGCATCCGCACGTAATCTGGATTCATCTGAAGCGACGTCACCTCTACAAGACGTTGTCTACAGATTCAATGATGCGTTGACCCAAATCATGTGGCTAATGGCCCATTGGATTGGTAAAGACTTAACTGGTACGGCTTTCTTGCCGACAGACTTCACAGTACCTGAAGCATCCACTCTTCAGACTCTGCTTGAAACGTGGAAGGAAGGAGGACTCTCTGATAGTTCTTATCTGAAAGAACTGCAACGCCGTAGTCTACTTGACGAGCACTTTGATTTCGAGAAGAATCAAAGACAATTGAACGCCCAGGCGGAAGCCAATGCCGAAGCACAACCCAGCCGAGACGGTGACGTCACTCAAGAGGGTGACGAATAATACTGCCGCGATGGCAACACTTTTGAAAGGTAAAACGAGATGTTTAACTTCGAAGAGAACAAAGTAGTCACTGACATTAACAACGTACCCGCCGAGTTCCACAGCTTCTATGAGAAGCAAGACGCGGACGCCGACGACAGCCCCTTTACATTGAAGCAGGGCGACCCCACTGTCTCCGCCGCTGTGAACCTGGCAACCGGACTGCACCAGGCCTTGGTCAAGGAACGCAAGAACAAGCCCGCCGCAGTCGATCTGACTCCCCTCCAGGAGTATGGAAGCGATCCCGCTGCAATCGCCGAGGGCTTCAACAAGAAGGTCCAGGCTTTGGAAGCACAGGTCAAGGATGGCGGAGCCTTCCAGAAGCAGGTGGAAGAGATGAAGCAGAGTATGACCCAGGCCCATGCCCAGGCCTTGGCGGAGCGTGATGAAGCTAACGCCGCCCTCACCGAGCAGTTGGACAACTACATGCTCGATACGGAAATCGCCGTGGCCGCTGCGAAGTTCCCTGGGCTTGACCCCAAACTGATCAAACCGTTCGCCCGCCAGCACCTGAAGGTGGACGTGGATGGTGAGACCGGCCAACGTGCCGTGATCGTCCTGGACCGTGATGGCAACACCCGGTTCTCCATGGAACGTCCCACCGAGCGTGCGAGCGTTGGTGAGCTTCTGGCGGACATGTCCAAGCAGGAAACCTACCTGCGGCTGTTCCCCTCTGATGCCCGCCGTGGGGCCGACACCAAGCCCAATGCCGGACCTGGCCGTCGTCCCGCTTCCCAAGGCGAGAACCTGACCCCTGGTCAGAAGATCGCCCGTGGCCTCAGCCAACGCAGATAATCCCATAGGGATTGCGGTAGTTTAGAAAAATTAACGTCCGATAAAGATTATGCTTGACTTTATCGGACGTTTTTTGATATAATACCATAGTAGATAGCACTGGCCACAAAGGGAGATCCTTGGCCGAGACCGAGATGGTTTTCAAATGTGCCTCACATGTAACGTAATTGAAAACTGTATTGTGAACCAAGGAGAACAAAAATGGCTAGTGTTACCCTAACCGAATCCGCCAAACTTTGCCAGGACGAAATGATCCAGGGTGTGATCGAGAGTATCGTCACTGTGGACAACTTCTATGAGATGCTGCCTTTCCAAGGCATCGATGGAAACGGCCTGACCTACAACCGTGAGAACGCTCTCGGCGACGTTGAGTCCATCGGCGTTGGTGGAACAATCACCGCGAAGACCGCTGCGACCTTCACACAAGTCACGTCCAGCCTGACCAAGATCATCGGTGACGCCGAGGTCGATCAGATGATCCAGGCCACACGTTCCAGCATCAACGACCAGACTGGTACGCAGATCGCCTCCAAGGCCAAGTCTGCCGGTCGTAACTACAAGAACCAGCTTATCAACGGTTCTGGTGCGGCTGACGAGTTCAACGGTCTGATCAACCTCTGTGCCTCCAGCCAGAAGGTGGCCACCGGTGCGAACGGTGGAGCCCTGAGCTTCGAGTTCATGGACGAGTTGCTCGACCTCGTGACCGCCAAAGACGGCGAGGTTGACTACATCATCATGCACGCCCGTACACGTCGTTCGTACAAGACGTTGCTTCGTGCTCTCGGTGGTGTGCCCATGGAAGAGGTCTTCACTCTGCCTTCCGGCAAGCGTATGCTGGCCTACAGTGGCGTGCCCATCTTCCGCAACGACAATATCCCCATCACCCAGACCAAGGGTACTGGCTCTGCTCAGACGACCATCTTCGCCGGTGTGTTCGATGACGGCAGCCAGAAGCAAGGTCTGGCCGGTCTTACGGCTCGTAACGCCGCTGGTCTGATGATCGACCAGGTCGGTATCAGCGAGACCAAGGACGAGATGATCTGGCG